CCCAGAAACAAACGAATTCCGTGTACACGGCGATGTGTATATCGACGAAACACTCTACGTCGGCGCAAATGTCACGTTGTCGATTTGGAACGAAACATGTTGCGCACCACTCTACGACCAACAAGGGGACCCCTGGGCATTGAACGGTGTTCAATACACGGAACAAACATGCCCTGGTTGTAATGTCACGATGTGTTCCGGATGTCGTCAAGAAATTTTACTCTCACAATACATTGAAGAAACCGTCCGTAAAATGAACTTGTTATACAAAGTCTTGTTTAGTGCTACCTACGAAGAAGTGACGGCACAGGATTACGAACTCAGTCAGGGTCAAGAATTGACCGATTCGCCTGTACTGATGAAACTCAAAATTACACGCGACGTCGAGTTTGGTGGACTCGTCGACGTCGGTGAAATGAACATGAATTAAAATCGAACAGAATCCGTGAACTTTAATTAGAGAAATGATTGTATATAAAAGACTAACATATGGCGGATATGTCCTCTGTACCTTCAACACCAAGCGGTGCCACACCAAACAGTGCCGCGGCTCTGGCTGCTCCTCAAACCTACGAGCCTAGTACTGCATATAAAGACGCCATTGCAGCCGCATTTGAACGTCTAATTCGAACCCAAGATCGTGGCTCAACAGATACTCAACGTTATTTGTTCATCATGCGTTATTTGAGTGGGTTGCGGGATACTTACGACCACAACAGAAGTTCTCTAGTACATCGCACACAAGCGCCACCGTTAGCAGCATCAAGGAGACTTGAATTTTAACATTAATCTTTCACTATATCGTCTACTTTGACTTCCCACGCCATCGGTGGTAACTCTGCATCGGGGAATATGTCCTCTTCTGTAGCCGGGGCGTTCTTGCTCGGCATACGGCATTCGAAAAACTCAAAGGTCTGCTTCAAGCACCATGCCACCGCGATCACTGCGATAATCAAAATGAGCACATAATCACGCGTATCCCATTGAGCACAATCGTCTGAACTTTCATTCGATTCGACATCGGGTGTTTCAGAAACATCTGCAGATGCTTCTGGTAGAAGCGCGGGCCCTATCGTATCCTCATATCCTGTCTTGTTCACAAAGACGTCAACATAGCGTGTCCGATTCGTCCAACGCGTCTTATCGATATAGCGGGTCTTATTGACGAATTCGTCATAGGTTCGATTTGTCCAACGGATTTGGTCGATATAGCGGGTCTTGTTGACGATTTGGTCCACATAGCGTGTCCGATTCGTCCAACGGATTTGGTCGATATAACGCGTCTTGTTGACGATTTGGTCCACATAGCGTGTCCGATTTGTCCAACGGATTTGGTCGATATAACGCGTCTTGTTGACGATTTGGTCAATATAACGAGTCTTGTTGACGATTTGGTCCACATAGCGTGTCCGATTTGTCCAACGGATTTGGTCGATATAACGCGTCTTGTTGACGATTTGGTCGATATAACGCGTCTTGTTGACGATTTGGTCGATATAACGGGTCTTGTTGACGATTTGGTCGATATAACGGGTCTTGTTGACGATTCGGTCCACAGTCCGATTTGTCCAACGAACCTTATCGATATAGCGTGTCTTGTTGACGATTCGGTCGGTACTAACATGAATAACTTTCGTCGACTGTTTTCCAGGCGTATACAAGAAATAAGTGACGGCTTTGTTGGCACCGTGTCCCCAGGACGTCTGTGGCTCCCATTGATAAGTTGACTGGGTGCCACATTCGTAAAACCAACAATGCCATTGTGACGTATCGGTTTTCCCAGTGTACACGTAGCGACTAATTGTATCACAGCCTGTTGTATCGATACAGGCTTCTTTACATTTTTCTAGTGTCGTGTATCTATAATTTTTACCGTTGGTGACGTCGATATTCGCGTTGCAGACTGGACGTTTGCCGACGTGGTCGGATTCTTTGCGCCAAGGGACGAAACCCTGGGAACTTTGCTGGGAGCATGCGGTCCAGTCGGCGTTGCATGGTGAAGGGTAGCACGGGTGTTTTCCGTTCTCTGCGGGTCCCATGCACAACTCAGCCGAGGACGCGCTGGCGCCGTTGCGGTACCCCAGGGCGCATTGGCACTGCATGTTTGACACGCCTCCCGCCTGACCCAACACGAAAACAGATGAAAATAATAAAAACAACATCTTCGTACTTTAACCTTTAATGCTTATATAGTTTGTATTATAAATCGTCATTGCCTTCGGGTACCATGCCATAATTCCGTATACAACATGACTGTACACAACACAAGCATGTTAACAACCCGAATAATATAAAAATGAACAATATTATGATTTCCAGCGCGACGTTCATTTGAATCAAATAGATTGTCTTAAATAGTTTCTTATCGCTCTACACCCAATCGCAAACAACATTGACAGGCGGCCAGGCAGATTAATAGGACACCGATGCTGCCGATGACTAAAAAAAGGGTAGGCGCGATGGCCATCCAGATATAATGAATGAAATGTGTGTTTTATACTAAATACCCTCCTTTCTCTTACGCCACCAATACAATATATGGTTGGTGGACACAGGTTGGCAACATTCCCATTCCGCAGTGTGTTCCCAATCACTGACATGTGGCTCGAATACGTACATATCGTGCACATCGTCTTCCTTGTTCATCGGATTCGTTAGCTTTCTTGTACGCACGGCACGGTGGTACTCTTGTTCCTGTTTGAGGAGCGCATCCTTGTCGCGCACTTTTTCATCAAAGGCGTCACAACCGCCGAGAACGGTAAACGCGTGCAAGATGTCATCGTCAAAGCGCGCGCGTCCGGTGCGCAAAAATGCGACCGCGTCGGCAAATGTTTTTTGTGTAATACCATACGTTTTCGCAAAGGTGAGTTGGCCGTATTCGTCCTTGTGAGGCTCCGCGAATCCGTCGACCATGCCGAAAAATCGCGCGAGAACAGGTGGGCATGCGTCTCGAATGTCGTCGAGATTGACCACTACAGGCAATTCATCGTAACACAACACTTGGACGGTCGCCATGATTCACTTTTGGGGAAATGGGATAATAAAGTTCACATATGTGCAACATATATTCGAGAACCGTCTGAAATCGAATCAGATTGCATGCCACCAGGCACGGTTCTAAAAGTCAGCCGAATGTGAGAATTGAACTCACGACCTCCGCATTACAAGTGCGATGCTCTACCACTAAGCTAATTCGGCCAAAAGGATTCGGACCTCCTCCTGGCCTTTTTTGAAAAAGATTGGGAAAAGGGGGTGGAGAAAGTCCGAATACTGAAAGCGGGAGTCGAACCCGCGTCCTACTCGGTGTAAACGAGTCGTCATGACCAACTAGACCATTTCAGCGTACCCCTACTGGGACTTGAACCCAGAATCTCCCGCTTAGAAGGCGGACGCGCTGTCCGGTTACGCCATAGGGGTAAAACATTCTCCATACCGGGCTCGAACCGGTGGCCTTCGGCTCATAAGACCGATGCTCTACCGACTGAGCTAATGGAGAGACGTCGTGTGCAAGATTCGAACTTGCGCGGGCATAGCCCATGAAATTAGCAGTCTCACGCCTTAATTTAAACAACACGACAACTCGATACAGGACTTAAACCTGTCTGAACTCTTCGACGAGAATCGAGTAAAAAGATGTGCCGCCTACGAGATTCGAACTCGTGCATACGAATATAATGGGACTTGAATCCATCGCCTTAGACCCCTCGGCCAAAGCGGCACATAGTTTAGACTCATTACGGAGAAGGTGGTGTTGGACTGGATACCAACATCTCTGTTGCACGGACAAGCGCACTTCCACTGTGCTAATTGGCGCAGCCAATAGAGGGTTCGAACCTCTGACCTCTTGTCTTACAGCGCATTTAATATGCTACCCACCAAAGGAACCAACCGGAGTCGAACCGATGACCACGCGAACTGCAATCGCGCGCTCTGCCACTGAGCTATAGTTCCAAAAAAGTAGCAAGAACGGGCTTCGATCCCGTGCGGGGCTTTCGCCCAAGGGATCTTAAGTCCCCTCCGGTCGACCAGGCTGCGGCACCTTGCTAGCGCTCGGCGTCAGAATCGAACTGACGGCCTCCCGATTAACAGTCGGACGCTCTAACCAACTGAGCTAGCCAAGCAGTGAACAGTTTAAAGTGATGCCCAGCACTCTGTATACTATTCGCAAACACAAACATACCCAAATGCAAACACAAAACTCACCTGAGAGCCTTTTAACGCCGTGCTGAGGGCGATAGGCGCTCGCCAGGTTTCGATCCTGGGACCTTTGGATTATGAGACCAATGCGCTACCACTGCGCCACGACGCCTACCAGCCTTTTAATGCCATGCTGAGGGCGGTTTCTCCGTCAGGGGATCGAACCCTGAACTCCGGTTTCAAAGACCGACGTGATGGCCATTTCACTAACAGAGAGGATGCTATTCGCGTGCCGTATTTCTCAGCACAATAGCCATACCTTTTCCTTCCCATTCAAAGGATTTATTATCCTTCCAACCCAAAGGATTTCATACTAATTTGCCAGGAAATAACACAATATGCGCCCATATTGCCAACGGAATAAGAGTCAGAGCGCGTCTCTCTGACCCCCACACGTCTGTGGCATTCACACCACGTTACCAAATATGGCGGTAACGCTGTCCGCAGCCAACGTCTCGCTGTCCGCAGCCAACGTCTCGGCTGCTAGTCCTCGACAGAATCGAACTGTCCCTTCCGGACAACGCCGGCGTGCCCCGTACACTAGAAGACTAAAAATAGATTCCCAATCCGGGTATCGATCCCGGTACTTGTGGGTGAAAACCACATATCCTAACCATTTAGACTAATTGGGAAGGTGCCGTCTCCGGGGCTCGAACCCGGGACCACACGCTTAAAAGGCGTGCGCTCTGCCGACTGAGCTAAGGCGGCGGAGAAAACACTGTGAACGTGTGAAAGGGAGTTAGAAACAACACAAAACAAGATTTCACATATTCTCTTTCTTTTATACTCGATTCGGATAAATCCAAACTCTTTGTTGTGTTGTTCAAATCACCGAACATTAGTTTTGTGTTCACATATGTTCAACATATGTGTCATTAAATCGACTATATAAACGTTCTGTCGTCTCGAGATGTTTTTCGTGCGTCAGCGTTCGAACAAATGTGGATTGCATGCGATTCAAAACATGTTTGAGAGCGCAGCAGTCACGGAAGACGATTTGAGCGGTGCGTGTCGTGCCATTCAGGAAAAGACCGGCGACCCGGTGCACAACCATGAAACGTTTGGTGGTGACTGGTCGTGCAGTGCCGTCTTGCAAGCGATTCGTAATCGTGGGTACGAGGTACGCCGCGCGGTCAATTCGGGGCACGAACGCGCGTGGTCGGCGCCCGACATTGAGACGTTGATGGAAGACGATGCGTTCCGCGGCATCATCTTGTACCAACCGCGACAGCGTCACTTTACGTGTGCGCGTCCACAAGACGTCGACGGTACACGGTCGCTGTATTATGTGGATTCGCAAGCAGATGGTCCGGTCAAAATGTCACCCAAGTTGTTGGCGCGTCGTTGTGTAGGCGCGGCGTATGCGTGGGAACCGTTTCTCGTGCACGGTGACAAGATGGCTCATACGCCACCCAAGGAAGATGTCGTCGCGGTCGTCGAACAGATGTCTGCCAAGCGTCGCAAGTTTACACCTTCGAACACGTTTATGCAGGATTGGTACGCGACATCAAAAACCAAAACACAAACGCCAACAAAAACAGCGCCCCACGCGCCGGCTCTGGCGGCCCTTGCGGAGCGCGACACAACGGACACGTAGGGATATCACGACCAAAATCACGTTTTTCTTTTCGTTTCCATCTCTGCCAACACTGTGTACACGTCTGGTGACCACAGGTCAACACGGCCACCTGTGTGCGTCGTCGATAACAAATGATACATTCAGGTGCCATTTCGTGTGTTTCGTGTTGGTTTAAATAGGGGGCGTATGCACTTCCTTCCACAGGGGCTGCTTGGCCGGCCCATACGAATGGCGTTTCAGTTTCTGCACTTTCGCCAACATGACGTCAAACGGCACCGACTTGTTGCGGAAATTCTCGAGGACATCCAGACACAATTCCCAGTAACTGCGGTCGAACGGAATCCGCCACATGCGTGTCATCAGCGGCGTCCAGACCACAAACAACGTTTCGGCTGCGTTTTGTGCCGCCATTTCCATGTGAATTTGCACCATGTAATAAGAGGCCGGCGTCCGCCATTTCTTTTTAAGATAGGTCTTCATTTCCTCGGGCGTTTGCAGTTTGGATTTGACGTATCGGCCTGGGCACTTGATTTCGACATTCGCATGCCAGTCGGGACTACCGTCGTCTTTGAGGACGACAATCGCACCGTCGGGCGACGCGGCGTAGGCCTCGTTCATGGGAATCAGTGGACATTCGAAGAAATGCGAGTTGGGAATGTGGTCGACGATGACGTTGACCGCGGTATCTTCGTGCTCGCTGCCCCACGCCATGCGCGCTTTCGAAATGTCGTCAAAGTCTTCTTTGACGTCGCCTGACCATTTGGCCAAAATCTCGTCCCAATCGCTCTCTTGTTTGAAATTGAAAAACAAGTCGCCTGGTTTGCTGCCGGTCACCTTGCCCTTGCGTAGGCTGAGCCAGGCGTCTGAACCCTGCTCGGGCATATCTTGCAATTTTTGGTCCGAAAGTGAATATATGTTACGCGTATGCATGTATAAAAGTATCTTTGGACGTTTGGGTAGAATGGACCGCTCTTATTCGTTACATGTTCCATCTGCGCCCAAACCCGAAAAGAAACGTCGGAAGCGCAAGAAAATCGTGCCGCCACCGACCGAACATAATCATCATGAGGCGTTCGTCTACCAGTGTTATGTCTGCCATACTGACGTCTACTTTATGCCGGGACACGAGTTGCAATGCGCACACTGCTCCTCTCGTATCGTTCGCAAGATCAATACATCGAGCTCCAAACGCCAAGTTTCCGCGCGCTGAGAAGAGTATATACTGTTCGGGAAAAAAAAGAAATGCATTTGTCTTCTATTTTACTCTACATGGCCAGTTCGATGGCGATCGTCATGGTCAACAAAATCGTGTTGACGACCTACGCGTTCCCCTCCGCGTCGTTTCTGTTGTTCTGGCAGGGCGTGGTCTCGACGCTGTTCTATTATAGCCGCGGGCGTCAAAAACCCGACCGTTACGTCCTGCTGGCGGGCGTCTGTCATGCAGCCAATACATTGGCTGGCCTCTCGGCGGCGGGTTCATTGAACGTCGCGATGTTTGGCGCTCTTCGCAAAATGTCGATTGTATTGACGATGGTGGCGCAATGGGCCGTCTTTCGAAAGCGTCCAGACGACGTGCAAATGTTGGCTGTGTTTGGCATTGTGGTCGGTGCAACCATAGCCGCGGTGCACGACCTGACGTTTGACGCACGTGGGTACGCGTTTGTCATGACGAACAACGTGTGCACGGTCGCTTCACAAATGGCCAACAAGGTCGCGCTGCAACGCGGCGTCGAAAAGGAGACATTGTTATTGTATTCGTCGGTTGTGTCTATGGTGTTCGCCGCCGGTGCCTCGATGTCGTTTCACCCGCGGGAGTTTGAACACTGGTCGTCGACCCCCTTTCGAATGGCATTCGGGTCGTCGTTGTTCCTCGGTATCGTGCTCAACTGGGCCGTGACTTGGCTGCTCGACAAGAATGACGCCCTGACGTTGTCGGTCTCGGGTTCGTTAAAATCCACCTGTACTGGCCTCGTGGTCTGTGCCGGATGGTTCGATCCGACCTATATTTTTTCGTGGGAAAACTTTTTGGGATTGCAAACCACGGCCTTGGCGTCGTTCCTGTACATTTTTACGGGACCTTAAAATTGTTCGGCGAGCCACTCAAACCCGACACGCGCCCGTTGGTTTTTTGTGGCACAGCACTCGACAATATACCAGGGTAACCAATCGACCTTGTCCAACTCGAGCGTTTCCCGCAACTCTTCCTTTTGCGCCGCGTTCGGCAAATCCTGTTTGTTGGCCAAGACGAGAAAAGGCTTGTCGGACAATTGCTTGTGGGACATGAGCGTGTGCAACTCGTCTTTGGCGATGCCGAAACGGTCGCGGTCCGATGCGTCGACCACAAACACAATACCGTCCGTATCGCAAAAATAATGCGGCCACAACTTGCGATACATCGTTTGGCCGCCCAGATCCCACATTTTTATGTCGAGTTTGCCGATGGACACTTGCTCGACATTGAAGCCAAGTGTGGGCACCGTGTACGGCATCGGTTCGTCCAGTTGTAACGAATACAACGTGGCAGTTTTGCCCGCATTGTCCAAGCCCAGGACTAGAATGCTGGTGTCGCGCTGAAACGATTGCCAAAGCCAATCCAACTTTGTAAGCAAGACACCCATTTGTGAGTTGGACGATAACATTTATACCCTGTGTGACGAATGATGTAAAAACAGTTTTTGCGTTTTTGAGAATGAAAAGACAGTATATAAAGAGTGAAAAGGAATGACATCAATAGCATGGCTTCTGTTGGAACCAAGTCGCACGACCTTTCTCCCTTCTTCGGACAAGTCGAACCACAGTATCAAAAGATGCTCGCAGAGGACAAATTCGCCCACGAGACGTACAATCTTCCCAAGGCCTACGAAGGCAAGAACAAGCACCTCGAGTCNNGAGGAAAACGCGTGGTACACCCGCGACGTGCTCCCCTGGGTGCTCACCGACGACCTTTCCGTGAAGTGGGAGATTTTCCGCTTCAACAAGACCCTGATGGATTTGGAGCCCCACCAAGGTGTGCCTCGCTATGTGAC